AGTTTAGAGCCGCCAGCAACATAACCTTCACCGCCCGGCTTGCCGCCTGTGGTAGCTGTGATGTCGCCTTCTGCACTATCAAGCTCGCGGATTACTTCGTCTTTAGCCGCCATGATCTCTCGAACCAGCTCGAACAGCTTGTCCATAACTCCAGGATGCTGTTCGCTGTGAGCTGCAATCTTAGCTGCCTTTGCAGGAGCCTTTTGCACAAAGGCCATAAAGGCTTCGGTGTTGATATCGTCTAGTTGTTTGTCTTTTGATTTGGTATTCACAAAGGTATAAATTTCTGTTTGCAAATAGCCCATGCCTGCAACAGGCGCTAGCAAATTATTAATTGCTGATTGATTTTTAGCTAGAGCTTCAATTTTTGCAAGATTTTCTGCACCAACTGCTGGTCTATGACTCACACTGGTCAAGCCAAATACCTTTAGGTCTGGATTGCTGCTGAACTGCTCAGGGTCATTGAAGTCCTCACCACTCTTGTCTCCAAAATAGCTGAATACCTTATGAGCTGCCACTGCTATCTTAGCCCTGGCCAATGCACGACCCACTTCGCTACTGCCCGAAACTGAGTAGGTAGTTTGGTTAGGAGTAAACATAATCTTGCCATCACCACCTTTATAAGGCTTACCTGGATGGAACAGAATATCTCCATAGACATAACCACGAAATTCTGCAGGTGTTGCTTTTTCAAATATGGGCCATAGTGCTGCCATGTCGCCAGCAAACTTTTCACGCCAATCTTCGCCCTTGCCGCGGCTCATGATAAACTGTTTTAGTTCTTCGGGACTAGAACTCTTGCCCTCTTCACGTCCCCAGTTATTTTTACCAACCATGCGGAATGTGCCATCTTCTTCACGTCCCCAGTAAACCGTAGGATTGCCGTCCCACTTGATGGTGATGCTGGTTTCTGGGCTGGCTAGGTCTTTTAGGATCTGTATGGCTTTGACCGCACCATTGGTTTCTGTGAATACAAGATCTTCTAGGTGGTTGAACTCTCTGCCCACTTTCTTAGGGGCAGGTGCTGCTTCAGCTTCGGTTAGGAATTCAAATGCTCTCATTTTGTAAGGTCTATCATTCTGCGCATCCAACCTATTGTTCCTGGTTGGTAGCTTTCAAAGGCTTCGTTCTTGGGTAATTCAACACCCTGCTTGCCCAGTGTTTCTCTTGCACCTGCAACTAGTTCTTCGTAGTTAGGCAGTTTTTTAATGTAGTTTAGGATAGCATCCACTGAGCGAATGTCTTTGACCGTGGCTGTTTGCCCCAGTAGCTGTTTGGCAATATTGTTCCAATCGTTGCCGTCAGGCAGTAGTTCATCTGTTGTGGCATTTAACAATCCATGCTTAGGACTGTACTTCATGCCTCTAGCACGAGCGATTGAGCTTAACACAATATGTCGGTGCTCGCCACGATACTGGCCTTGGCCGCCAATCATGCTGCCCTGTTGAAATAAGGGATTGGCTGAGAACATAAAATCAGCTTGAACGAACCCGTTGTCTGGACTGCCCTTGATAGGCACCTTCCAGTGTACATTGTCTCCGCTGAGTTTGATATTTTCTTTGCCAAACTGTGCAATCAATTTGTCTGCAAAGGATTTTTTATCTACTTCGTTGGCATCTACTGATAGGTCTAGATCACCACTACTATTCTTTTCAAACGTACCATCTGGATCTTCTTTGCGCCCAGTGGTACCTAACCATTTTACAGGCTTCTTGTCGTCTGCGTGTTTTTCTTTGGTAAAATCTAGTCCTGTAATTTTTTCAATATACAGAATAGTTTCTTCTACATCGCCTGTGGCAATGCGCTGTGTTAGTGCTTGTTTGTCGGGGCCTTTGAATACATTGCCACCTTCGAATAGATTACTCGTTGTCATTGGATTCTTCTAATTTCTTTTTGATTTTACGTGCTTCGGTAATTCTTCGCACACCACGTGTAAACTTGCTGGGATCTTGTCCCTTAATAGCATTAATAAGTCTGCGCTCTAGTTCGTCGGCACTCTCAGCATCATAGTGTTTGTGTATGCTTTCCAACAGATTAATAGCAGAATTAATGATGTTGGCGGCACGGCTTTCGATTAGCGAATCCGTATTGCGTACTTCGGCAATTTCATTAAGTTCCTGCAGAATTGATCTGGTGCGAAGTTTCATAAATTATTTCCTATCGTGTATTTAACTCATTTTAAACAATAATAACATTGTACTGAAAAATGTGCGATTGCACAAGAGTAGACTAAATACTCAGTAGAAACCATGAGTACTACAACACAGAGGACACACTATGAAATTTATATCAGATCGTATGTTAGCCATCCTAGAACGTCTATCCGAAATGTTCCCAGGATCTAGCTATCAAACTCGCTTAGATGCGTATCTAAGCACCAAAGGCATTACCGATGCCGCACAGTTGGAAAATTACATCCGACAATTCAATTCTCAAAAGGAATCTTATCTATGAAAAAAATATTAAACACACTATATGAAATCAGCCTAAGTATTGGGCAAGCTAGAGCAGCGGCAGCAATGGCTCGTGCAGGCATGCATGAAGAAGCTAAAGCAATTATGATGGCCAGATAATTTCCAATAAATAATGGCATGAACTTGGTGTACATTCACGGAGCTAATGCCACTAGCGAAAGCTTCAATTATATCAGAAGCAAATTGGGCGACGGTATCGATATCAATTATGATAGCCGTAATGGGTTTGAAAACAATCTAAATGATATGCAATCAACATTGCAAAATCATAAAGATCTGGTGTTTGTTGCACACAGTCTAGGCGGTATTTACAGCTTACATTTGGCCAATAGCATGCCAGAATTTGTTAAGGGTGCTATTACACTTAGCACTCCTTATGGTGGTGCCGAAGTAGCGGACTACGTTCAATACTTCTTGCCATTTAGCAGACTGATGCGTGATATTGGGCCTAGTAGTTGGGTCATGAAACAGGCAAGTAAAATAAAGATTCAACATCCTTGGACTAATATTGTAACCGTAAAAGGACAAAGTCCCTTTATGCACGAAGCCAATGATGGAGTAGTAACTATCAGCAGTCAAAAACATCATGCTGATATGGAATTAGTGGAAGTAAATTACAACCACTATGAAGTGGTGCTTAGTGATGAAGTGGTTGGACTTATTGAGGAACGAGTAAAAAAGTTCGGAAAATAAGTTGCTTTTTCGTCTCTAGGCATATATAATAAACTAACAGCGAAAAAGAAGTAGTTGTTAGCAACAGACATTAACACACAGGAGATTATTATGTCAGAAATTTTTACAGCACCAAAGCTACCAGAAGTTAAATTCAACAAGAACGGATACGAAATCCGCACAGATATCTTGGGTATGGCAAAAAGCCTAGTACAAGATGACTTCCAATCTAAGTTTGCAGGTTGGGAAATGACAGCTACTCGTGATGAGAAGACTGGTCAAATTGTTAGCACAGTTCAAATGCCAGAGTTTCCAGGTTTAGATAAAGTATTAGAGACCGCCGAAAAAATGTACGCATTTGTTAATGCAGGCGTAAAGAAGTAATAGTATACCGCATAGCGGAAATATAAAATAGTAAGTAAAAAGGACTCTTAGGAGTCCTTTTTCGTTATGTGCGTAGCTTTGCTAGTCTAACTACTTTAAACAGATTGAACCACATCCAACCAATATCAAACTCAAACCACCGACGGCTCAGTTTAGGGTTAGCAGGATCCAAGTGATGGTTGTTGTGTAGTTCTTCACCGCCAATTAGTATACCCCAAGGAACTACATTGCGACTGTGGTCTTTGGTTTCGCCATTGCGATATCCCCACCAGTGCCCGACACCGTTGATAAAACCAGCGGCCCAGAATGGAATCCACACCATCTGTACACCCCATACTAGAAACCCCCATGGCCCAAATAACAATAGGTCTATGACCAGCATTAAGAGAATGCCATAGCGGTGATATCTAGTATAGAAAACTTCCATACGATCCTTAGGAGTGCCTGCGCCGTACTTAATAACCATGCTAGGATCTTTAGTAGCTTCGTGATATAAACTCCAGCCGCCTAACAATAATCTTTTAATACCAAAAACGTGCGGACTATGTGGGTCGCCTTCCACATCTGTATTCTGATGATGCTTACGGTGAACAGCTACCCATGCTTTGGTGGTCATGCCCGTTGTCATCCATAGCCAGAAACGCATAAAATGACTTAAGATTGGGTGAAATTCGATCCCTCTATGTGCTTGGCTTCTGTGTAGATATAGCGTGACACAGACTATTGTGATGTGCGTCATCACTAACGTTGCGATTATTATATTCATAATTTACTTATCCCGTTGACAATCATTCAAAATAATGCTATAATATAGTATGAAAAACAAACTTATACTCACAGACGCAGACGGCGTACTTTTGGACTGGGAATGGGCATTCTCAGTTTGGATGCAAGAACGTGGTTA